TGTAAGTGATGATGTCGTTGTCGACTCTGTACGGTTCTTTGTCGTCGAAGTCGATCCCGAATATGCAGGCGTGGTAGTGCGGCCTGCTTAATTTTTCTCCGTACTCTCCGCAATGGAAGTACCGTATTTTTTTATCCTGGTTCTGTCTCCTGAGTCGCTTCATAAATTTTTGGAAGTGTTCTTTGTTCAAGCTGCCGTCGTGCGGCAGGTGTTGTTGGTCGTAGGTCAGCGTTACGAAGGTATTTTCTTCGTTCATTTGGCTCTCGTGTGCTATTCTCGCTGCCCATTCCTTTGATTTGTCGATGCGGCAGCCCATGCATTGCCCGCATGCGACGTCTATGGCCTTTCCGGCCTCCTTCATTCGTTTGAATACGATGCCTTCTTCTGGATGCTCATAGCCTTTCAGTGGTGAATAGCATGTCATTCAGGGTCCCTGTGTTTTTCGTATAGGGCATCGAGGAAGTTGTTGTATCCGCCGTCGTTCCAGGGCCGTTGATCGCTCGGCCGCCGCCGTTTGTTGTATACCCGTGTCGGTCGTTTCGACCGTTTGTTGTTCCTGGTGAAGTGTAGGTTTACGTACCTTCGCCTCATAGCCGTATTCCGCCTCGCGCCATGGTTACCCGATTTTTAGGGTGTTCTTTCATGACGCCCTTTGCGAACATTTTCGCCGATCTCCGTCGTCCTAATTTGCGTCGTCTCATTATTTGTACCTCCGGTCAATTTTTAACCCTCCACGGACCCGTTGGAGGGTCCCCTCACAGTAGCTTCACTTGATGTCTACTGTGTAGGTGACAGGATACACCTCTTTGTATCCTTTGTCGCCCCTCGCGTTCGTAGCGAGGTTTTTAGTAGGGGGTACCCCCATGGGTACCCCCGTTACGTTTTTTATGCCTCCGGCTCTGGTGCTGGTTCTGGTGCTGGAGTTGGCTCTGCCGGTGGAGTATTCCCGGTTGGCCTGACGTTTGGCAGTTGTGTGCCCGGTTTTGCTAATTCCGGCAGTTTCTGTGCCAAGTCGTCTTTGTTTTCCGGATTGTTTACGAATTCGAAGAATTGTTCCGGACTGTTTGAGAATTCACGCCGGACTTCAGCCGGTAGTTGCTCAAACATGCTGTTGGCCTTTGCGATCTGGTTTTGCGCGGTTTGGAAGTCAAATCCGCTTAGATCCCCGTACTGGCCGCCCCATTGTTCCAGGTGTGAGAGCGTTCCGCTCCTTGCGTGCCTGGCAATGATTTTGTTGACGTCTGTTTCGTCTTTGAAGCTCTGCTTTGTTCGACCGTCTGAGTAGTCTTTCGGTATTTGCGTGAGTCTCACGCCGTCCTCGTCTGTCATGAAGCTCATTTGATTGTCTCCTGGCGTTCTCTGAACGCTTTGATTTTTTCTGGATTGGCCATTGCCCATCGTAGTCGTTGTTCATCGCTCATGGGTGGTAAGTCCATTTGCTTTGTTACTTTGATTAGTTCGCGGCGTGCGGTCGCTTCGCTGACGTTTACGCTTGCGGCCACGTCGCCTAGTTTTTGTGCCATTTGATTGGCGCTTTTGCTTAGCCCTTTAGCAAAGTCTTTGCTTGGTTTTGTGACATTGTTCCATAGTCCTTTTAAGCCGCCTTTTACTACATTGTCTAAGTTCGTCTTACCGTCTTTTATTGCGTCAGTTACTCCGGTAAAGACTGTTTCTTTGGGACCAAGTATTGCAGTCTCTGCTTTCGTTTTTGCTGTCTGTGCGTTGATGTTGGCTATTTGCGCCGCTACTAGTCCGGCGCTGCTTACGCTTTCGCCGAGTTGTTTTTTCGTGTTTTCGAATCGTGCCTGTGCTCCGCCCGGCGTTGATGCCGGGCTGCCTAATGCCAGTATGCGATTCAGTCCTGCTTTGTCCAAGTCTTGTGCGGCTCTTTGGTAGGCCGTGTTGCTCATTCTTTCCTGGAACGCCCTGTTGAGTGCTGCCTGTCGGGCGTTTGCCTGGTTAGCGTCGCTTTGTCCTTTTGACCCTATGAGGCCGCCGATTATGTTGGCGCCTCCTCCGATTAACGCTGCTCCTATATCCATGTCTTTTCCCTAGAAGTGGTCTATTCCGCCCGGTACACCGTACAGCGGTAATGGTCTTGCTGCTTTGATGTCGTGCCAGATATCCGCTATGAAATGCGGTTCGGTGGGTACCGCTATTGCGTTATCCAGTGGTGCACCCGTGTTGCTCTGAATAAATGTGTTGCCGAGTGTTGGCAGGGTTGCGAAGTCTTCGCTTACTGTCCAGGAAGACAGGCTACCGGTTGCGTCGGGCCGCATAAGTCCACTTAATTGATTGTTCTGAAATCGATATTCGTTATAGCGGCCTGTATATCCGAAAACGGCATCGTCGTTTGCCGATCCATCTGCCCAAATTTCCTTGTTCAGGATCGCTTGTTCTCCGATGCCCGATAGTACCGGGTAATAAAAGTCATATCTTGTTGATTTCGACCAATATCTATCGACGCCCTGGCTATAAGTGATATCACCTCTTGCGTTTATCAGGCTAATGATTACGCCGTGCTCTACGAATGATTTTGTAAAGCCGTGTTCGCCTACGCTGTATCCATATCCCGCAAGTGCGCCTTTTGCGTCGCCGGCTGTGCTCGTTCCCGGTTGGGTTGTTTGTGGCACGGGTGTTATGCCTACCGTTTGGCTTCCTCCGCCAAGGTATACAGGGCGTTGAGCTGTGTAATCTGGGAATGTAACACCCCAATGCGCCTTAAGAGTTTCCACGTATCGTGTTCCACTTCTTGCATCTCTTTCAAGCAAGCGTTGAGTTTGGAACGCAAGACGTAATTCGTTGATGGTGGCAGCTGTTGCATTGGTTAAGTCCGCATAGATTTCTGGATAGCTGGTGTTTCCTGTTTCCGCCTGAAATAACAGTTGCGGATCGCCTGATACCCACGTGTTATCGAACGTGGTTGTTGGCGGTCCACCGGTTTCTCGTACCGTAATTGTCCCGGCGGCCGATCCTCCGTCAGTGACGTTTAGGCCGATGCCGGTCACGTTTGCCCTGGTACCAAGCGGCAAGTCTACTGCGTCTCCTTTTTGCGGCCAGGGTAATGCGCTAGTGAAGTAGTCATGTTTTTTGGCACGTTTATAGAGCGTTCCTGTGCCTATTGCGGAGCTATCCGGGCCATCGCCTGTATCAATCGCTAAACTGTCTTGTAAGTTTTCGTCCCTAAACCAGTCATTCCAGATTAAGCGCAGGGCTCGAAATGGTAGCGAGCTAAAAGTGGGTCCCGTCGTGCTTGCGTTAAGCCCAATCGGTACGCCCATGTAATCAGCGTTTGACCCGGTTGCCGTTGCACCGGCGACTGTAACTTGGGGAATTGTGAAATCAATGCTATCGGCAGGGTCGTCCTGCGCGCCCATGAATCTTTCGAAATTGTCCCAAATTATTCGGTACGGTACGAAAAAATAGAACGTGTCGATATAGAGTGAGTCCATTAACGGATGCAACGGTGTTGCCAGTCTAGCGACGATTGTCGTTTTGCAGTTCCAACTGTCACCTGGGATTACGTCCCATACGCCCGTCGGTACGAGGTTGTCGGCGTCGAAAGTGGTTTTTACGCCATGTGAGAGATCAAACGTTGATCGTGGTATATCCGCTCGCGGTACTTGCCCGAAGCGGTGTTGGCTTTTGCCAACTTTTGTACGTTGTGCCATTTAGGTGCCCTCTGCGATTTTATCTGTCATTTCTTTCAGGTGGTTTTTTGTTGGATTGCGGTCTGCTGCTACGCACTCCAGTCCGGTTGTGAGTTTTTCGAGTTCTTCGCCTTCCATTTTTCCGGTCGTGTCATTGAACGATCCGATTCTGTAGAGCGTGTAGTCCTCTGGATGTTTGCCGACTTCATGGTCGGCGTCTGTTGCGATGTCTTTGAAGCCTCGGACTGCTTGTCCGTCTGCCTGGGAGAAAAAAGGGCGCATGTACACGCCCGAAGCTACGTCGTAAATTGTGTATGCGTTGAGTTTCATTGTTGCTTCCTTTTCTTTATTAGTATTTCAGCCAGGTCGTCGTTGTTCACATCGAATTTTTCTCGCAGTTTTGCGTAGTGAGGCATTGCCTCTTCCGGCTCCAAGTGTAAGAATTTTGTCCATTCTTTCCAGATTATATCTCTAGTTTGTTTGTCCATTTTCGTAGCCTCTTTTGAGTGTTTTTAGTTGTGCTTTTTTGACCTTGTATCGGTCCTCTAGTCTTCGAGCAGTGCTGTCCTGACTGTGGGTACTGTGGAACTCTGCTCTAGATTTTTTAACCTTTCGGTAGGTGTCTTCGTCGTGTTTTTTAAGTAGTGCGTCATAGTATTTAGGTACGCTTTTATAGACGCCTCGTCCGGGTACCGGGCACTCGTCTGACGGAAAGAAGTCCGTTTTATATTTTTCATAGAACGTTTTTCCTATTCCGGGTTTTAGCGACATTGTTACGTATTCTGGTTCGAGCTTATAGAGCTCGCCTGTCTCGGTATTAACTCGCCCGTAGTGTTCTTCGGCTCGTATGCCGGTAATCTTTTTCATGATGTACCTGGCTGTATACGCAGCTGTCTCGTAAGTGAGTTCGCCGAGGGTGCAAAAGCCTTTGCCCCATATCTCTGCTAGCGTGTCGCTCGTGTAGGTAATGATCCCTTCCTGGTCTTTGTATGGTTCTCGGTCATCGAAATCGATGCCGAAGAGGCAGGCGTGGTAGTGCGGCCTGCTCAATTTTTCTCCGTACTCTCCGCAATGGAAGTAACGGATTGTTTTATCCTGGTAGCGCCTCCTGAGTCGCTTCATAAATTTTTGAAAGTGTTCTTTGTTCAAGCTGCCGTCGTGCGGCAGGTGTTTTGGGTCGTAGGTCAGCGTTACGAAGGTATTTTCTTCGTGCATCTCCGCTTCGTGTACACAGCGCGCTGCCCATTCTTTAGATTTGTCGATCCGACATCCCATGCACTGTCCGCATGCTACGTCGATCGCTTTCCCGGCTTCGGACATGCGTCTAAAGACGATGCCGTGGTCCGGGTGCTCAAAACCTTTTAGCGGTGAATAACATGTCATTCGGGGTCGCGGTGAGTTTTAAACATTGCATCCAGAAACTGGTTGTACTCTCTTCCGGCCAACTTATCGCGTTTGCGATATACGGCTACGCCTTTGCCGTTGTGTTTATTGTTCCTGGTGAAATGCAGATTCACCTTGCGACTGTTGCGGCCGCGACGCCGGCTCATAGCCTGATTCCGCCTCTGGCCATAGTGACTCGGTTTTTCGGGTGCTCCTTCATGACGCCTTTGGCGAACATTTTTGAAGAGCGTTTTCTGCTTAACATTTTACGTTTGCGCATTTTCTTCCCTTTTGGTCAGTTTTAATTTGGTCCCCTATGAACGGGGACCGGTGACAACCTTTTTAGGGGTCGGGTGTCACCTGTGCAGTATACATCAAGTATAGGATACTGCACAGGGTCCGTGGAGGCCTCCAGCGAGGCCTTTTCTCACGGGGTAGGCTCCGGGTCTGCCGGAGCGGGTTCGGGCTCTACAGGCGGCTGTGAGCCCGTCGGACGGACGTTTGGCAACTGAGTCCCGGGTTTTGCTAGCTCTGGCAGTTTATGTGCCAGGTCGTCGCTGTTTTCTGGATCGTTAACGAATTCGAAGAATCGTTCGGGGCTGTTCGAGAACTCTCTCCGGACTTCCGCCGGGAGTTGTTCGAACATGCTGTTTGCTTTGGCGATCTGATTTTGCGCGGATTGGAAATCAAATCCGCTGAGGTCGCCGTATTGGCCTCCCCACTGTTCCAGGTGGGAAAGGGTTCCGCTGCGGGCATGCCTTGCGATAATTTTATTGACGTCGGTCTGATCCTTAAAGGATTGTTTGGTTCGACCGTCTGAGTAGTCTTTCGGTAATTGCGTGAGTCTCACGCCTTCGTCGTTTGTCATGAAGCTCATTGTGATTTTGACTCCCTAAGGTAGTGATCGAACAAGCGTTGTGCTTGTTCTTTTGATGGGTATTTTCCGAATCTGATGTAATGCTGTTCCAGATCGTATCGGGTATTGTCCAGGGCGAAGCTGAGGTGTGTTCTATACTCGTCCCTGGGTAGTTGTATTTCTTTAAGTGCGTTGTCCACTGATGATCGAGGTACTTGCTTTGCTGAATTTGGTCTTGATAGCTGTCTGCTGGTTCGTGTTGACATCGAAGTGCCGGGTTGGTTTCGTTTTGAGTAGCCTGACGCTATGTCTGATAGCTTTGTCGTTGCATTACCTATAAGTGATCCTGCGCTAGCGCCTATTTTTGATGCTGGCTGTATTGCGTCTGCTTGTGCTTTTGTAAGTTGCGTTTGTGCTCTGATGTTTGCTATTTGTGCGGCTACTAGTCCGGCGTTGCTTACGCTTTCTCCTAATTGTTTCTTGGTGTTTTCGAATCGTGCTTGGGCTCCGCCCGGCGTTGATGCCGGGCTTCCCAATGCGAGTATGCGATTCAGTCCTGCTTTTTCAAGGTCTTGTGCGGACCGTTGATAGGCCGTGTTACTCATGCGTTCCTGGAACGCCCTGTTTAGTGCTGCTTGTCGGGCGTTTGCCTGGTTAGCGTCTCTTTGACCTTTTGCGCCGAACAGTCCTCCGATGACTGATCCGGCGCCGCCTATTAGTGCTGCTCCTGTGATTGGATCCATGTCTATCCCTTAAAAGTGATCGATTCCGCCGGGTACGCCGTAAAGCGGTAGTGGCCTGGCGGCTTTAATATCGTGCCAGATGTCTGCGATAAAGTGTGGTTCTGATGGAACCGCTATCGCGTTGTCCAGTGGTGTGCCTGTGTTGCTCTCGATAAAAGTGCTGCCTAGCGTTGGTTGGCTTGTGAAGTCCTCGCTTACCGTCCAGGACGATAAGCTACCGCTTGCGTCTGGTCTCATGAGTCCCGTCAGTTTGTTGTTCTGGAATCGGTATTCGTTGTATCGGCCTGTATAGCCGAATACGTTTTCGTCGGTGGCGTCGCCTTCAATCCATATTTCCTTGTTGAGAATTGCTTGCTCGCCGATGCCGCTGAGTACCGGGTAGTAGAAGTCATAGCGTGTTGATTTGCTCCAATATCGGTCGAGTCCCTGGGAATAAGTGATATCGCCTCTGGCGTTGACCAGGCTAATGATGACGCCATGTTCTACGAAGCTTTTTGTAAAGCTGTGCTCGCCTACGCTGTAACCGTATCCCGCGAGTGCGCCTTTTGCGTTTTCCGCTGTTGCGCTCGATGCGTACGTCGTTTGTGGTACCGGTGTGATACCTACCGTTTGGCTTCCTCCGCCAAGGTATACAGGGCGTTGAGCTGTGTAATCTGGGAATGTAACACCCCAATGCG